TACAGACAGTATTTCATACCACCCTGGCACAAATCCTGTGCCACCGGTTATGTGAATGAAGTTGCCAGGAGATGTAGAACCAAACGGATGTGCAGCCGACGTGAGTTGCGTTGTTGTAGGGTTGCCTATAACCAGATCGGTAAAGGCTATCTGAGCGGCATTTTGCTGGGAGAAGTCAGTGCCCGGAGCTGCTACTCTTGGGTCAAATGCGCCGCCGTTTGCATCATTTCCAGTCGTTCGGCATTCCCAAATGGCGGTTGCGGCTATGGCCATGACGGTAGAATCCCCAGGGTTCGTGGATACCCTAGGGAGTTCTTATCGCGTAGCTGCCACAGTAGCAGAGGCGTTGAACCTCTCCCTTATTCTTCCATTATACCACGATGCCACTGGCGGGAGGCTTCTTATTGTTTGGATGATCTTCCTGGTAAGTCTCCAGGCTGGACAGCCCTGGAAGATAATCGAGATAGTCCGCTTTCGATACCTCATTGTCCTTTTTCCACGTTCCTTCCACGTCCTGGTTTGAGTACCGATAGCCTCCCATGTGATCCGCTCGGATGCCCCTGGTTGCGAATACCCGCAGTCCTTGCTCGTAACACTGCCGAGAAAAGTTCCAGTCCTCCGACCAGTTGACAGGGAAGAACTTGCCTTCCGGGCATTCATCACTGGGCGGCAGCCGGGAAATCCTATCCCTCATCTCAAACCAAACCTGTTCTACCCACGGCTCGGTAAACCTACAGACCCACAGACCGCTAGAGATGAGAAGTTGGGTATTGTGGGCGTCAGCCTTCCAGTCCTTGAGCCGGGCTGAAGCCATGTAGTAATTGAAATTGACCGGCATGCTCGCAAGTTCGTGCATGGTGAGCCGCCGGACTTCTTTGGTTTCCGTATCCATGACGCACGTACTGGTGAGCCCTCTCTTGTCCTTGATTCTGAGCACCACGGAGAGTAGATCGGCGCCGGTCATGTCCAGGTACTCAATCATCTTGTCGAGCCAACCATGATCCACCGGCTCTACGTCCGAATGGATCATAGCAAAATGGGTCCACTTTTCTCTCTTGCGGCTGTTCAGAGCCATGCACCAAGCACGATTGAAGTTGTAACAGTGCACCCCTTGAGGACTATCAAGAGGATAAAACCGATAGCTCTCCCTGTCGCTACTCGGGGTCAGGATACCTGCCATAGTAGCATCGGGGCGAGCTGTACCACAGTAGGGCATAGCCAGGAATGTCTTAGACTTACTCATTTAGCGCTCCTCATCGTAGGAATCTGGTTCGTCGGGCAAATGGACTTGTTCTTTATGACAATGAATACATCTCTCTACCCAGGCTCCTGGTATCTTCGTGAATCCCTCTTCAAACGTCCCCAGGAACACAAAATCGTGTCCAGGATGACCGTAAGGTTTGGATGGATTGCAGACCCACCTACCTCTTACCGGCTTGGGTTTGTTATAGCGGGTTAGCCCCCACCATACACCTATGACCATAGTCATGACGTACAGACCCAGGATGATCCACATTGCATCTATCATGGGTTCCCCAGTAATTGCGACCACGCCCATTCCATGAAGAAAGCCTCATCCGGCATCACTGTGTTAGGAATCGAGAGTAAAAGTTTTCTCCAAGTGTTCAGGCTTACTTTCCTTATGGTGTTCCGGCTGGCTCCAAAGAATGCTCCTATCCAAACCAGGTAGTCCTTGGACGGGAGAACGTCCACACCAAGATTTTCCTTAGCCCACACCCCCAAACCCTTCTGAGCATGAACGCCCCTAGTCACCCAACATGGGATTCCCCCCACGGCGCCCTCTCTAGGGATAAACATACTCTCAAACTCAATCCTTGTCATGTGATCTCTGTACCATCCCTGGCTAAACACGGTCCAATCCGCCAGATTATCCCAGTTAGTTACGATATGGAACAGGAACGTATGGGCTTCTCTGCCTACGTTTGGAAGTATGGAGATTGTTGGGGCGTTGTCACCTTCCCATGTAAGCAGATCACCCTTGTTGTAAATTATCTTCCTACACGAGTACTCTTTCGTCCACAACAAGCTCTCATCGTACCGGGCTATGACAAGATCGGTCATTTGGGCACATACCCCTGTAGTTCCTTACCGACTTCCTCAACCTGATCCTTGGTGAAGAAACCCATAGCCGCCGCTTCTTCTGGGTGATAGAGAGCCCACGTCTCCTCATCCACAACATCTGTTGTCATGTGTCCGCACTTAACGGACGTATCGAGCAGAGCCCGATAGCCCATCGTGTTGAGCCGGGCGAAGAAATGAACATCTTCACCGCCCTCCTCACACCTGAACCACTTCTCATCGCCGTAGAAGTCTCTCATTTTCTTGAACAGGTCCAGATCAATCATGGTGGCGCCGAGTCCAAGCCCGTCAACCTCCATTGTCCCGTTGTGAGGCCACTTGGTGATAGGGCTAACCAAGTGATCTCTATTAGAGACTGTACTAACCAAACCGGAGTTTTTCTTAAGCCCCTCTCCCACGAAATTGAACGCGGTACAGTTGTAAGGTTTGGTCCTTGAGAAGTAAAGTCCTCCGGCTACCGGCTTATCATGGGCTATGAGTTCCTTGATGATATGGGGAGGCCAGAGCATATCATCATCCAACCACATGGTTTTAACCTTCACGCCCGGTGGATGATTCCCCCACAGTTGTATGCACTGGCGAGTGAGTTCGTTTCTGGACTTGTCGATAAACGCCCACGGCATCACCTTTATGTCGCATATGTGTTTGGCAGACTCAAACAGTCCTTGCACAAGCGACATGACCGTTTCGGGCTCGAACTTCCGGTTAGAGGCGATCAGTACGGGCACCCTGACTTTACTTTCCATTGACTACCTCATTGATCAGTGTCAGCCATTGTCGTGAGAGTCGGTCCCAGTTGTGGTTCTCGTACACATGGTACGCCTGATCTAGTATCCGATCCTTCGCCCAGTCTTGATCGACTTTTAGAGCATCCACCGCGTACCGGATGAATGCCTCTTCAAAGTTCGTTATGCGTGTCGGTGCCAGATAGGCGAATCCGCTGGCTGTCTCCGGGAGAGCACCCAGGTCCGACGTAACGCACAAACAGCCGCTTATCATGGCTTCCAGGAGCGAGATACAGGAGGTTTCCTGGAAGGTACACGGATAGGAGAATACCCTTACATTCTTCAGCCTCCTGGCGAGCAAAGGTTGGGGAATGCTGCCGAAATAGGATACCCCTTCCATTTTTCGGAGCTGATCATAAAGCGGACTCCATTTGTCCTCATTGGTGGGCAGATGGTACGGCTTCATGGAAGAGTACACTTCCAGCTTGGCATCCGGGACTTCCGCTCGGATCTTGGGGAACACCTTGGCGAGCAGTTCCAAACCCCTGAACGGAGTGCTCGTGTAGGCGAGCGTCGGCGGTCTAGGTTCGGTCGATGGCGGGTACAGGTTGATGAACTCGGGCGCTACTCCGTTCTTGATGACTACTACTTTGGACTCCGGCAGCTTGAACCGATAGATGAGCTGCTCTCGGTGCCAGTGGCTCACTGCTACGATCTTATCGTACTGGTCTGCCACTTCCTTATGGATGAGAGGAGCAACAGCCGGCTGATCATAGTTGAACCCGGTCCATAGTATACGCGGGCGCGGAAGACAGTCCGGGAACACCTTACCGGCTTCAAAGCATTTGGCTGTACTCTGTACTATGGTAACGTCGCACTTGTGGTTTGTTACGAGAGGTTCTCCACCCTCCATCTTCATGCCAATGGGAATGTAGGCGATCCGGTTCACGTAGAACTTGGAAGTCCTAGTCCCATTGAACACGAATACGTCATGGTCCTTCTTGGCTAGCTCTCCAGTGAGGTAGCACAGAGCCGATTCGGAGCCGCCTAGTGGTTCTTGGTAGGGCGTATGATGGTTGAACTCAAAGGGCACAAGAGAGACAAAGGCAATTCTCATTTTTCCTTTTCCTGTTTCCTGTCATGGGCTTCCAGAGCAGCCACAGCGAGAGCGGCTACCTTGATCATCTGTGTTCTGAAATCATAATCGGTATGGCGGAGGGGCACAACACACCCGAAGTTCGCTGCATAGGGCAGGTACTCCAGTATGAACTTAGCCCAGTCAATAGCCCGCCACTCATCATCGTTGTACCGCTCAGACCATTTCTGTTTCTGGTACTCCCTCTCCGCCGTAATGGCACTGAAGATAGTGTATCTCCGGGCGGTTTCCGGGTCCATGAATGGGCTACCGTTTGCCTTGCGCCGTTGGAAGTTGACTACCCCCTTAGTCCCGCAAGGGCTTATCGAGACTCTGAGTAAAACCCTTTCTCCCTCTCCAATAGTGGTAAGATCCTTTACCAAACAGTTACCCCCGCCAGTGGTGAATACAGCTTGTCCGTCCTTTACGCTTATGTCCGCGAACACGAAGAACGGTCCGGTGTAACCCTCTGGTTTGGTGTACGTATGCTCGATACTCTCACCCTTAAAAACTGTTGTTTCTTGTGTTATTGCTTCACCTGTCATAGTGATATCCGTCCAAGCCTACACCCGAGCTGTAAAATGCAACCACCCAGTCGTTCCAGTAGGTTCGGGCGAGCCGTAGGCAGGGCACACCTTCCCACTCTTTTACTTCCAGAGTCCCTTGCTCAGCCAAGAGGATAATCTGTCGCTGGGTTCCAGTCAACGAACTGTAGGAAGCCTCTTCCAACAGTTTACCTGCGTAGTCGAGCAGAACGTTACCAGCCTTGATAGCGTCCTGTCCAAGGAATACGGCATCATGTTCGCTCATGAATACCGTGATGTAGTTTGTTTTGGGTGGAGCCGGTATACCGTCTACGCCAGAGGTCCCTCTAATCCCCAGGCTGACAGCATAGCGGTTTTCGTTGTGTTGCTCTTCCATGAGTGCAACCATGCACTTTACAGGGGAGATACCGGCTCTATGGCACTTCCGTACCAAGTCGTATATCATCCTCCGAACTTCCCCGGATTGGAGCCCCGCTCTGCCCTTCTCCAGAACCAAGGCCAGTTCCTTCTCCACTTCCTCCGCTATCTGGGCTCTCTGCTGTCGGGCGCTCTCCAGCCGTTCCCGAAGTGTCTGCATTGGCATGGAAATCTGCTCCTGGCGGCAAGATTAAACCGCTCGCTTTTGTGACCAGTTCCGGTTTCTGTCGAACCTCCGTCAGTCCTACGTCCTTTAGTCCCTGCGCTGCATCGGACTTGTTCGGTATCCAGAAGGACACGTCCGACTCGTACACCAAACTCTCATCCCCCAGATCCTTGTTGTGAAACCAGCTTATGGGTCCTTCATCATAGGACGCTGGCGGATAAAAACAGTACTTACCATCCATCTCAAACCGTAACCATTCCTCAAAGTATTCCTTGAGGTAAAGAACCTTGATCGTACCCTTGGATGGATCTCCTGACACGGTTAGTGGATGGATGACGTACTTCTCTGCCCGGCTCACTACCTTCATGTCCGGGTCCAGATGCCCATTAACGACATAGAACCTCTCAATACGCCGATCATTCTTGACCTTGGCGTAGTGGAGGAGCACAACCTTGCGACCTTCTTCCTTCTCCGTTTGGGCAATCTTGACCTTGTTGTATTCCTTGGCTGAACGGTGTCCGTAGCACGTTCCACGTCTCACGTCACCCTCTTGCCCTCTCATGAACTCCTTGCCTGGAATCTCTCCACTCATTTTAACTTCTCCAGGATCATATAAAGGAGTAAGGAGATGCCAAACCCCCAGAAACAGATAGTAAACCAGATACAGCCTAGGGAACTGTCTATCTCTCTCAGATCCGGGTCTTTAGGACTCATCGGTTTTCCCCCAGCGCTGTCTCGACTTCTTGTACTGCGTCTAACAGGCTTGTGGCATTACCGTCTACGCTATTGGTACTCCATATCCAACCATACCCAGTACCACGGTAGTCGTCATAGTACAATTTACCCAATCTAGGCCGCACTATGCCGCGAACTTTTGGACCAAATACCCACCCATTGTCTCCTATGAACTGCCATTCCAGGTTGAGCTTGAAGATGAGGTTATCGGCGGTCACATGAGCGAGTTCGTATCCCTTACTCTGCATCTCGCGTTGGATTTCCCAACGGTCATCTCCGGGCTCTATGATAACGGCTGTCGGGCGATGCTTAGCCCAGTCCATTGACTTCCACACGTCCAGGTCACACCCTTCGGCATCAATGGATAATAGGTCTATTTTACCTATCCCATGTCTCACAAGTAGGGTTTCGAGCCTGGCAGCCGGAACCTCAATCTCTCCTATGCACGGGCGTCCTGGCAGCTTGCTGGATAGATTCATGTCCCCGTTGATGAAGAACTTGACTGTGCCTTCCTCAGTCCCCACTGCGCAATGTTCTATGATGGTGGATGAAGCCCGCTCTCTCTTCAGGTTTTCTATGACACGGGGATGGGCGTCTACGCACAATCCAGTCCAATTGTTGCGCTCGTAGTGCCCCGTGTTGTTGCCATCGAACGGAGGGCCGGCGCCTACATCCACAAAAACTCCAGTTAGCGGAAGTATCCCCATTTCCCGTATCTTCTGGTCCTCTCCACACACCGAATGATATCGGTTATAGGTCATTTTAGTGCCTCTGGTTCGTACCGAGCTAGTAAATCTTTAGCCCATCTGACCAAATCCTTTACTCTTTGTCCTGATGGATGGTACGCACTCCAAAGTTCTAGATTCTCTAGACGGTTGTCATTCTTGACTCCGTTAATGTGGTGGATTGTTTCTCCAGGTAGCAGGTATCTGTGCAGATGTTCTTCCATGACCATTGTGTGTTCGTACACATACCCACTTCCCCACGCTCTAGGATGAGATGGATTTCTTACCTGGACGTAGCCATCTTTATCTTCGTACCTACCCCCTTTCCAGTTACGGCTACCTTCCCCATATACCCTATCGCACTTAGTACACTTGCGTACTTTAAGATTGGCCAGAGTAAGTTCCGCTTCAGCACCGCACTCGCACCTAACTCGCCACTTAGCCTTATGTAAACGGCTGCGGCTAAGCACGGTGCGAGTGCCGTATTTCCTACCTACAAGGTACATAGACTACCTCACTATCTTAGACATGACATCCGATAACCTTAAAGCAAGATAGTGAGTACCATCAACCTCAAACTCGTTGCCGGCGTATTTGGCGTGTACGATGATATCGCCCTTCTTGACCGGCATAGGCAGCCTTGCCCCGTCGTCTGTAATGCGTCCCGGTCCTACAGCTATCACTTCGGCTAGGTTGGCGAGTTTCTGAGCCGTCTCCGGGATGTAGATACCTCCCTTGGAAATGCGCTCCTCTTCCTTGACTGTAGAGACGATGACGAAATCTTCGATTGGTTCTAGACGCATTCTATTGCTCCTTTTTAACTCCCAAACTGGGAGTTGAAAAAACTATCCTCACCGTCCGCTGGGACATTGGCTGCTCTGACGGAAGAATCCTCCGTTGAACAGACGCGGACGGTCATATTGAGGATAGTAAAATTGCACCGGCGCCGTCTCCTGAGTGCCCGGAACAGGAGGTTGCGCGTCAGCGGTGCCCTGCGCTGGTATCACAACAGGCGCCGGTGCGGGGGAAGCCTTGGCAATCTTTTCCTTCTCTTTAGCCTTGGCAAGAGCCAAGACAGCGCGAGCACGAGAGCCGGAATCGAGCCGAGAGTACTCGGCAGCATTCTGGGCTAGAACTTCAGAAACGCAGAACGTCAGCAAAACAGTAGCAATCAAGATTTTCATAGGTGCCTCCGGTTATAGTTTATCCTATGGTCGTATCTTACCATCCTTAATCGCTACTGTCCAAGGGTTTACACTCCAGGGAACGGAATCGGAGCCGGAGGATTTGGGTTCGGAGGAGTAGGCGTCGGGGTCGGCGTCGGTTGAGGAACGAGCCCGCCGAGAACCGTCAGGATAGCTTCGATCAGTGCAATGGTCGGGTTAGAACTCATTAACGAGAGAATTTGTTCCAGAACCGGAAGTCCCCAGGTAAAGATGAGCTGGATAATTTGTCCAATCGTCAGACCGGCGAGCTGACCGCGCTGTACCACACTCTGGAACTGGGCTGCGGTCATGCTCTGTTGAACTTGCGTAAGTTGAGACATACGGAACCTCCTAAGAGTATTGATCTTATTCCAATCGTAGAGCCCGGTTGATGTCATGTTTTACGTCAGAAAAACTGGACAATCTTCTGACAACTATTTAGGCTTGTCTGGCACCCAACAGGTACACTTGGTGTTGCACTTACCCATCCTTGGACAAATACACTCCTCACAAGTGCAGCAACAGCTACAGCCGCACTTAACCGGTTTGGGGACCGGCTTGGGCGCCGGAGTTCCACAGCCGATAAGAGTAAGAACTAGGAACATAATAGCCAGAGTACATAGGGTTTTCATGTCAATTCCTCCTTATACATCCCAGATGAGAACCGAAGGTACTAGAGGCTGCGCAGGAAACCAAGCCAGATGGCTTAGAGCATAAACTTCGGCGTCAAGGTTGTCAATTGCCGATTGCACATGAGCCTCTGTTACCCAACAGCCGCAAATTGGTCCGCCAGCCGGGTCTTTCGGATAGGTACTTCCATCCCAGTTATTCTGCGCCCAGAAGAGCCGTCCAAATGATGGATGCTCCCATACCGCATGGATGGATTGCTGGTGTCCTCCACGTCCGTTCCAGTAGCCCATAACGCAAGCTTCATCGCCAGAGCCCTGGATTGAGGCGTCCCCGATGTAATTATCACAGGCGAAGGAGACTCCATAACCGTTAGTGATCGCAGCCGCAATGTCCTGGGTAGTCTTGCATACGGCGGTTGAACCAAACAGATGAGCCTTGGATACTGCAACCACCTTGGCAACGTCCGGGTCACGGTAGCTTGACCATGACATTTCAACACTGGACGTTACCTCAATCCCGTCCGGTTGGGTGAAACTCGGGATATCGTTGGTCCCTGGAGTCCATTCCGTAATCCCGTCCTGAGCAAGAGACTGGGCAAATGTCGAGCCCAGAGAGCCCTCTCCCTGTCCATCATCTCCCATGTAGTGCCGGCTCATGGCGTAGTTCTGGAGAGTGAAGGGAAGGAATGCCTTGGTCGGATTGGTAGCCGCCAAACGCTGAGCGGCAATGGTTGAGAACACCGCGTTGGTCCCACCCGCCCACACACAGCTTCCGGTAAGCTGGTGGATGCGATTGAAGGTAAGACCTACATCCTTAACCACGTCTGGATTTCCCCAGGCGTCAAAGAGCCGGATAGCCTGTCCCTTGGACAGGGTAGCCACAGGAAGCCCTTGGATTGCCCTGGCGTACATGGTCATCTCTGCCTTGTAGTGGGCATCGTGGTGAGCCTGGGTCCGGTCTTTCTTACGAATGAATCCGAGTAACGTCATGAGGTTAACTCCTTGTGTTTGGCTTTGAAGAAAATACATTCACGGACACTATGGATGACCTTATGCCAGTCTTTGTCATACCCTTGACGGAACAGGGTCATGCTCGGGTAGAACGGAGTATCCTCTCTGTCCCTCATCCATCTCCAGCACGCTAGGTTGCTGAGAAGCAAATATACCGGCTTACCCATAGCGGCAACAAGATGCGCCCCGCCGGTACAGACGGAAACCACCAGATCCATGTGAGCAACAGCGCCAGCCATGTCCTCCATGCTGTTAACATCAAACATGAATCCCAGGTTACTGCGGAACTTGACTCCGGCCTCCGCCACCTGTTCAAGACCGTACTTAGCTTGCATAAGGTACAGGTCAATATCCAGATCATTGAAAGGTTTGAAGTAAGACAAGGGAATGGACCGGCGATCATCGTTGTTTCCGCCTTTATGCCCTTGCCAGATTAAACCTACCTTCAGGCGGTTCCCCGTAAAGAACTTCGCCCACTCTTCCACCTTGGCAGGGTCAGGAGTCAGGTAAGGAACAGACTCGGGGAAGTGCTGGAAGTTGAAAATCGGGAACAGGTCCGACTGATACGTCCGACTCTCGGTTGGGGGAACGTCAACGTCCCAGTTGAGGATACACTCAGCGCCGTTATTCCGCGCCGCCACAGGTCCGAAGTTTACAAGGTACTCTCTTGGGATTTGTCTGGCGAACATACTGTACAGTTCATTGTAGCAACCTACGTAAGTGTGCTTTACTCCGAAATGTTTACCGAGCAACAGACAGTATCGGAAGTAGTTGATACTGTCACCAATCCCACCATCAGGGTAAACAAATATTGATTCGCCAGGAGGTCTGTGTCCATACCAGGTCCGAATACGCGCCCTAGCACCACAAGTCCTCCACCACTCTTCATAGGGAGCAGCCTCCTTAAACTTGCCTTGCATGAGAAGGTAGTAGGACAGTTTCCACTGTGTTTGTTTGTTCTCCGGGTCTAGCCGTAGAGCCTCTTTCAGACAACCTACAGCCTCATCGAACCATCCCATATTTCCATAGCACCGTGCCTTAACGCTCCAGGCATTCCAATCATATGGGCGTAACTCGATAGCCTTGTTGAGTACCTCTATGGATTCTTCATCCCTGTCCAGCTTGCACAGAGCGAGCCCCAGGTTGTACCAGGCTTCTCCAAAGTTTGGTATGTGCTTTACCACACTACGGAGAAGAGGCACAACCTCTTCGTTCTTACCCTCTAGGGCTAGGTCTTTAGTGCGAAGGTAAATCTCTTTCAAGCCTGAGTCCATACTTACTTCCCTACCAGTCCAAGACTCTTAAGTGCATTACCAATCACTGTGAATTCTGCTTTGAGCTTTGCTAACGTTGGTGCGTCCAGAACAGCGGTCGGTGAAGTCGGGAATAGGCTTTGAAGGTCGGTGTCTATCACCTGGCGCTCAGCCGCAAGACCGTTACCAACTAAACTCTGTCTGGCGTCTTTAATCCTGGCAAGGATAGCGCCTGAGGTATTCAGAGTCGTATCGTTAAGAACGTTTAGGAAAACCTCCCCAAAGTCTGCGGCATAGATACCTTTCCTTGGGTCCGTGTCCGAAGCATAAGCAGCTTGCAAGGCTGCTACCACGGGACTTGGAGGAGCCGGGGGAAGGGGAAGAGGATTCACTGTTACACTGCAAACCTGGATAGTTGATACTCCGGCCGCGCCACCGGCGCAACAGTAGAGATTGAATGTCCCGGTGACACCGGACGTTAACCATGCGGTCTTAGGGTCCTTAATTTTGCTACACGGCATGAGTTTCAAGGACGTTGCAGTCTTATCCACCCGCCAAGTGATGTTCTCCGCGTTGGTAGTAGCCGTCACTTGGATGAAATCGCCAACAGTGCCGGTAACTTGGTCTGGAATGGTCAGTGTGACGACTGCGGGAGGAGCCGGAGGGGAGGGGTTAGGAGTTTGCGTGGGCGTCGAAAGAGGAAACAGCGCTACGACGGCAATAGCAGTAGACAGCACTATGACGGTAGTGCCAGACAGAAACCTTTTCATGAGTTGCTCCTGTTGAGAGATGATTGTGGGCATCACGATGATGAGTATACCTCTGTTCCGGTTGGAATGCAAGAGGCGCAAAAGAAAGAGGAGCCCGAAGGCTCCCCTTTCCCGTCCTGCGATGGCGCTCGCGGCGTGAGATTACTCCTCAAAGTCAAACTTGCCAGAGCTGTTAAGCGGCGAGTTTGGCGTGTTGTGGTCGGCAGTATATCCGCCACCACCGGGAACGATTTCTGGCCCGGCGAACGGGAAGATATAGTGATACGCGCCGTTGTACTGAGGCAGGTTGTACTGCTCTTGCAAGGTCTTGATTGTTGGTTCCTGCGTCCAGGAAGTAGCCATCGCTGTTTGGATGGATTCCTGGCGTCCTGGGTCCTTCTTAGCGCCGGCGTAGGTAGTCGAGCCAGTACCAGGAGAGTTGGACGCGAACGAAGTACGATCAAGAGTCGTAACGTCAGGAGCGTTACCCGACTGAGCCCCGTCATGAGTCGCACGGAACTCAAGCACCTTGACGACCTGGGCCGACGGCGCTTTCAGACCACCCACGGTACGAGTCGTGGAGGTAGTCAGAGAAACCGTGGTCCAGTTCACCTTAGCTTGAAGAAAAGCCATGATAGAACCTCCACAAATGCGTTGCAACACACTTGCAGGTTCTACCGCATAGCCTCCCTTGAGGTGGCGCTGAACCTCCTGCGAAACCGGTTGACTTTATTATAATCTGGCTAGATTAGATTTCCAGCCTTTCTATCCAGAAGCTTCCCTGGACAAACCAAGATGGATTGCCGGGGTCAGCACCGAACGTCTGGAACGCCTCAACATCGATCACGTCATTGGTCGCAAGCTTGCGTCTGGCGCTGACGCACAAGCTGAACTGGCTACCCGCTGGTATGAACCCAGGAAAGGCCGAGTCTCCGGCTATCGCTGTAGAATTGAGACGTACAGCCATAGTCACGATTTCATTACCGTTCAGCGCTTGACCGCTCTGGGTGAAACTAAGGCTAGAGCCAAATATGTAATCTCCCGCCGATCTGGCGATGAACGAAGTCGTACCGTTAAAGAAAGTGCTGGGCACGGTTCCTGGACTATTGTCATCCACCGGAGGAAACGCCCATTGCATCTGTATCAGGGTTCCCGTATTCAGCGTATTGGCGCCGTTGTCATTGACGTAGGCTCCGCCCGCTGTCGGTGTGAATCCACCCCCACCACCTGTAGACGGATTGCCCCCCACGCTGATAATCACGTAAATCCAGTTCAGCGCACTATCCAGATACAATTTCTGAAGAAGAGCAATAGTGGGGAATGTCGTTATCGAGAATCCATTCAGGTTGATAGCGGGCATGGCCGCAGCAGTGCCAAACAAACCTCCGGGTAGGATAGTAAACGTGCCGGGGGGATGGAACCCATACACTTGCTTCCACGAGTAGAGCCCACCAGAAACAGCCGTAAGCTGTACCAGGATGGGCTTGTTCGCGGTCGGGGGAACGCTGTCCCCTATGTACATAGAACCCTGATACTCTTGTCTGGCTAAACTCATGGCTTCACGCGAACCGTTGGGTAAACCACCACTGTAAGCCCGCTCCACTCCTGGTCAAACCATCCTACAGTCCCTTGGTAGTGATGGACTTCTACCGCGTTCGTATCCACGTAGGTAAATCTGTGATCATCCAGCCCGGTACATACTAACGCGTGTGGACCGTCACAGGTAGGGTAGCCATGATGCACTCCGATTACACATCCAAGCCCGTTGTCCACTGACTTGTGGATTAGACTCTTATCGTAGTTGCCTTCGTACTGAAGATCATATTTCACACCTAGTTTATCCAATTGGTCCTTTACTGCCGCTGCCGTACCGACATGAGCCGGGCTGTACCAGGCTACTAGCCCATTTACTTTGTGGGCGTAGGGCTGAGCATGCTTGCGAGACTCTTTTATACCATACAACTCTCTTATGTGCAGAAAGCGTCCCAGAGTCTCAAGAGATGACCAGCAACAGTATCCAGGGTTTTCGTTAGGCACCCGATATTTCTGAGGAATAGTTACATCACAGACGATAAGAAAAAATAGGACGATGAGGTAAGACATGGGTGCGCACCTCACAAGATCTTGAACAGGTCGGTGTGATCGGCATAGCGGAATGGAGTATCGAATGGTCCGGCAATGGCGCCGCTTATGTCCTGTTGAGCCCGCACGGGATACCAAAGGTTGTTACCCGGATACGGCGCCAGATTGTGCCCCCTGAACTGATTCGTATTATCTCGTGGAGGATCGAAAATATCCCAGTGAAGTACCACATCGTACTGTACCTGGCTGATAGGCTCCGCACCCGTGAATCCGGCAATCTGCATCAGAGCCGGAGGGAGCTGCAAAGGTCGGGGGATGAACTCCTGTCCGACGTACAACAGGGTGCCCATGAAGGCACCGAAGAACCTATTCACTGCCTGAGCGTCATTGGTCCCCCCGCCTATCGGGCTGTTCACCGTGTTGGTGATTGGGCTACCTACGGGGTAGACAAAGGTCGAAATAGGATTCGTAGTTTGTGTTTGGGTATACAGGAAGTTAACAGGCAAACCTTGCGGCGTGGAATCCTGCGCTGTCTGAAACAGAGCAGCCTCCGGTATTTCGTACCACTTCCGTTTCACCCGTAGGTGCGCGATGTTTTGTCCCACCGAACCGGAAAAAGGTTGCCCCGCTGCTGGTCCTGAAGTGAAGACGTAGGTAGTACCTTCGCGGGACAAAACCTGAGTATTGAGGTCCCAATTCTTATCAACGTAGCGCAGCCACTCCTGTTGAACACCTTGCGTGTTCTGTATGTCCTGGTCTGTGCGGACAAAGTACGGTGGGCGCCAGAAATGGATAGTGAGCAGAGCGTACTGAAAGATAGTCCCCGGTCCCAGGTTGGTGATGTTTCCGGCTCCCACTCCGGCAAGAGGAATAATAACGGACTGAGTTCCTCTTAAAAGTACACCTTTGACGGAGGTTATGTTTTTGACCCACAGTTGAGGCGAGTAGGCGTTCTGCCAGGGGAGCTTGCGGCGCAGCGTGCTCGGGACGGTAGAAGTGTCACGCCAGCTATACCCAAGAAGGGATTGGAGAGCGGTAGCCAGGTCCCCCCAGTTGATCAGCATTACCATGCCGATGTTTACACCGTCTGGACCAAATGCAAAGTCTCCAGAGCCCATGATTCCCCTGTCAGGGTGAAATTCAACCCAAGGGAAAGGTAAACCGCTCTGCGGCTGAAACAGGATTTGTGGGAACGGTGAGACGCCCATTAATGAGTCCCCGTCGAGAACCACTCTGGATGTTGCATCTTATTCCGCTCTCGCTGCACGTCGAATCCATACCCTCTTATCGATTCAAACCCGCCTAGAGGAGTGTTCTTGAGCATGGCGTCAAGTACCCTGTCGCCTATGCTTTCTACCGTCTTGTTGGGTTTGAGTTCGGGGAGTTTATCGTAGATCGCTTTTATCCACTGAGCAGCCGTCCGTACTGCGGAAACGACTTCAGTGGTCGCACTCACCACCTGTCCCATGCCGGAACTTATTGCTTCCCATCCGGCATCGATAGACGCCAAAAGGTCCCTGGACTCTTGATCGATCTGGACAAGATCAAGCGTCATGTCTGCTATGTCGCGGAGAGGATCTACCTTGGCTGTACCGATGGAGAACGCACTAGCCTGGAATGACTTCTCAAACTGCTCAGCGGTAGTGAACTGAGCCGGACGGGCGGCAAACGTCCTCATCCGTTCCGGTTCGGGTCCAGCCGCACCGGCTACACCAATAGTTGTTCCAAAGTGCGCCCGCAGTCTCTCCGCCAGTAGGGTAACAGCGCGGGTAGCCACAGCCAGCCAGTGTGAGAGCTGGCGAAGAGAGTCGATGAACACCTCTCGGATGCTTGGTCCTAACTCATTCAGTACGGACCGGATTTCTGCTCCGGCTTCCGCAAGCATGGTTCTGAACTCGCCTAGAGCCCCCCGTACTTCCGTCATGTTCGGGAGGATCTTGCCGAGAGAATCGCTGAACAGATTGACAACATCGCGCATCATTTCAACTACCGGAACGAATCTTTCACCGATAGTTGCCTGAGCGTCCTCAAGTGCCCGCGTCCATGTGAAAAACACGCCAGGAGCCGCTTTCTGGCTCATACTGAGCAGAGAGCTGGTCAGGTTGCCGATAAGCCCTGGTAAGCCGGCCAGAGCATCGGAAAGGGGTCCCAGGACGCTACCCAGGAGAGGAATAGACTTGATGACACTACTGATACCCGATAGGCCAGTCTGGAGCAGTCCTAGCCCCGCTCCTATAGGTCCAAGAGGACCCTGGATAGCGTGTAAGGCATTGGCAAATTGGTTAAGCGCCCCTGTTGCCGCTGTGACGGGTAAAGCAACCGCTCCACCCACCGCGCCAGGTATGCCAGCCGCCGCTGACGCAAGTCCACCTCCCGCAATGGCGCCGACAGGTCCGGCAATCGCTCCACCGGCAATCCCTCCCAGTTTTCCGGCTATGCCAGGTCCCCCGGCGAGAGCCGCCAGGAGCATTTCAGCCGGTATGTTCTTGCCTTGATAGAGAGGCTTGAATAGTGATCGCCAGAAGCCCGGAGCTGCTTTCTCGCCAGCGCGATCGATGTTCGCCCCCATAGACGCCAGAGCCTCATTGACGGCTCTAACGTCCGGGTCGATTTTAAGGACAAAATTTGAGGTCGTCACTGCTAAGAGTTGCCACGACCCACCTCTCTTTCTCTGCGCCTTACTTCTCGCATGGTTGCGGAAATTCTGGCTTTGGTTTCTTCAGAGTGTCCCTTGAAGAGTTTTCTGGCTTCGGCAGCGCGATTTAGTAATCCTTTCATAACACGAACTTGAGGTCTTCACTATTCAAGCCAGCCATGCTTCCACGTCTTCCTTGAACTTTAAGAAGACTTTCAACCTCTCAATAGAGGTAAATACCGGGATTCTCAAACGATGAGCCTCATCCTCCTCAATGTCGGCGCCTTTGGAGAATCCTGGCAACCTCAGTACCGCATGGCATCGGGGAAGAAAGGCTAGATCAAGGTCTAGCCAAAACTCATAGGACCGGTGATGCTGTTGATGCCAGTAATGCGTGAGATGAGGAACAAACGGCATGATACCCATGTCCGCCAGATCGTTCCCCGTCTTGATAGCGTTGCGAACGTTCTGCTCTACGTCGCCTTTCGTGTACGGTCCCGACACATACACGCGCCATTTTCTCTTAAACTCAGACACCATTAACCTCCTACTTGCAATGAAAAACCTATTAATGTATTCTACTAAGCCTAACCTTTAACCCAAGGCTAAGGAGCGGTCTGCTTAGTAGTAGGTAGTAGTAGTATTACCACTATCCCTCAGAAACCTGCCGCCTGTTCCTCCGTGATCTTACCCATCCTGGGATACATCTCCTGATATCTAGACCACCCTTTATCGATATCCTTCTCAGACCACCCTGCCCGGCGTCCAACCTCCTTGAACATGATCTGGAACGGTTTGGGGTTACTGACCACCCGCATACCCTCCTCATCCACCTCTACCCAGTCTGGTAAACCAGCCATCCTACGGATAAGCCTACCCAGTTTGTCTCTGGGGCGGAGGATGACATGGAACACCTGATAGTCGTCATAGCGAGCTATTTCCTGGATAGTCTTACCGGCAAAACACAGTTCCGAAACGATCTCTGGAGGAGATAACGGCGCGAAGTCCAGTTCCTCTACTACCCGTCCATAGTCGTCGTACTCGGTTTGCTCGTCCGGTCCGTACCACCACTGGCGGACGAGCTGGGTAAGTTTCCCTGTGCCCACCTGAGCGCCAGGAGCGTCTCTTTAGGGCTGTCTTCCATGATTTGTTGGGCTAATTCTAGAGTTGCTTGATCTCCATAACTTCTCCTCAGAAGAAGGTAGAGGAGCATGATTAGCCCTGGAAAATCCTCCCGAGCTTTGCGACCAAACCGTCCGTCCCAGGAGTAAGCCCTCATGCCCCGGTCGGCAACCAGTGCTGATAGCTCATCCTGGTAGGCTTCCGGTCCCTCTGACATGCGAGTCCTGTTAATCCAGTACTTGGCCTGTTTCATCAGCAGTTCTTCAAACTGGGCTTTGATAGCCTGCTCGACTCGCCCGATGGTGTAGGCTTTGCCGTCGCTGGTGTAGATAGTCTCCCCGCCTTTGCGGAGGGAGTCCGGGTTATCCGCAAACGCTCCAAGAGCGTCAGACCACCCCCCGTCTGGATTGTGCGGAGCCTCAACGTTGGGAGTCTCCGGCTCAGACTTGCTTCGATCCAATACCTTCTGCATTAGTTGCTCCTTGTTTAACGAACTTTCTCAACCACTCCTCTTTCTCTCGTTTACTTCTGGCTGGCGCTTGTTGGGAAGCCTGTAGCCGGCGGAGTTCCTTCTGTTTGCGTCTGATATGCCGTTTGAGCTTCCTTATCTTGCTCGCACACCATGACCGGCTCTGGGATGAACGGCTTCCCACGTACACACCCCCTTAGACTTTTAGAGTACGTCCCTGAAACTCTCAAGATAGGTTAGGGGCTTTGCTAACCTACACTTTCCGCACTTTCTGGTACGAGTCTTCACAGTTTTTACACTCTCAGTGTGCGACCAGCAAACTCTATCTTGTACCCAGGTAGGATAGGGATTTGTGAAACATGGAACAGGTTACCTTTGATCCTCACTTCGCTAAACCCTTGCTGCCAGTTAGGGAACTGGACATATTCGGGGTCCAATCGAGCAAGACACCCGTTTTCCCAGGCTCCCTTTGGATCGCCCATCTGTGTTACCGGATAGAAGCCTAGCCGGTGGGAATGTCCCACTATGCAGCATTTGCCAAGCCTATCGAAATGGCGTTTGGCTGTGTAAGCAGCATGCTGGGATACCATGAATCCGTGGGTAACTATGAGGTTTCCTTCGGCTAGTTCCACATAATGCCCGTAAGGATGGAACTCAAAACCGTTTTCCTTTACACGGAACGCACGGCGGAAAGACTCTACGGCGTCCACCCCCTCTATGCCCAGTCCGTGCATGAGTGCCTCAACCATAGGGGAAAGCTTACTGGATGAAGCCTCACGCCATAGGATCTTGCGCCAGCGGTCCTCATGATTGCCCGCGAGCCAAATTCGTTTCTTAACACTCTTGATCTTCTTGATCCTTTGCATGAGCTTTTCCGACCGGTATAGCTCATCAAGAGTCGAATCCGTTTTGGTAGGGTCACGGTCGAACTGGCTCATTGCGTAGCAGTCTACTATGTCTCCGTCGAATATGACCGTATCGGGCTTGCGCCATTCAATGAACTTCAGAGCGAGTTCTACGGCTTGTTGGTCCTCCCACGGTATCTGTAGATCCGATAGGATAATGGCGTGTTCGCTATCGACCGGATGACAGGTCATATTTCTAGGATCATTCTTGACCTTATCGGCTGCCTGTTTGCCCTTCATCCATTCCCTTTTGCGTTCCTGATGTTTGGCTAGTCTCTCCGGGTCTGCGCGGATTTTTTCCAACTTCCTACTACATCGGACTCTATTGGACTTTACACCCTTACACGATTTGCGGTAGCGTTGGCTCCGGGCTTTCCCTCTGGGAGATTTGTTATACTGCTTATTTCTCTCGGATAGTGGCATGGGGTCCTCTTTACAGGCTGTTGCGCCGTGCCAAATAGATGGCAACGCAGATGAGGAAACCTAGCGTCAACAGAGATAGGGCAATAAAATCAGTCATACCCTAGATCCTTGAGCGCCGCTTCTGCATCTCCCCAATACCGACACCAAGGATTGGAGGAGGGATGGGCAGTAAGGAGCATAGTGCTGGCTGCCAACTTGCCTATACCCCATGCCCTTAAAATGGCGAGCGTCATACTTGGACCACGGTTGATACCGCCCTGGCAGTGTACGTACAGCTTGTTTCGTGGTACGCACAGAGCCGCCAGCCCGAACACTATTCCTGGATTGAACCATGACGCTGGTTTGGGCTGTCCGTCATCGTTGGTAGGACACCACTGATAACGTAGAGCCGTAGAGGTTGGGAAACTGAAGTACTTGCTGAAGTCCGGGATAGTGGAATCATCGAACTCCGCCCGGCAGTTGATGATATGGGTAATACCTTTCTGTGCCAGGAGTTCCAGATCCGCTGTGGTGTCTATCGAGTTGCCCACAGCCAAACGGTCCGTTACGAAACTCACGTTCATTCTCAAACCTCCACATGACAAGAGCCATTTGTATTTCTGGGGAAGATCATCAGCAAGGTTCCCATTTTCCGCTTTTAATGTGTCCATGATCTCCGCATGAGAGGCACAAGATGCTAGGGCTCACAGTGAGAGGTTCCCACTGTTCGACCTTCCAAGGGGTTTTTCCTGGGAAAAATTTGAGCACAATAGGACAGTCAAACCAGATGCCGGAGGAACACCACTCCCGGCTTCCGTCCGGCATGGTCTTACCGTCCTTACACTTATGGTAGATTATGGCGCCGATCTTGTCTTGATCTGGCTCGTTAGCATACTCGGGAAGGATGGTTCCTGGAGCTTCTTTAGGGCGCCAGTGGGTGAATTGAAGGTAGTGCTCGTGTCCTAAGTCCAGATCGTACTTGTCACTCCCCATAAGTCCTCCAACCAGAGGCAGAGGATCTACAGTCCAGGTTCTCACTCTGGACGTACTCCTCCGGCGTCCTCAAGCTCCTGGACTACTTCGCCTTTGGCGTCCAGGATTCTTGGAGGTTTGAAGTGCCACGAGCAGTAGTAACGGACACCCACCATGGCGCCGCGGTCCCATAGTGATGCCTTGAAACCGTTGACGTTCACTGGTTTAGTTACGGCTGGAGTAGCCGGGACTTCATCTGATACCTGGTATTCGGCTAGCCGCCCGCACCCCTTAACATCGCAGGGGCGGTCTAGTATTGGCGTAACCAGTTTGTTCACGCCCTTGAATCCCGGATACGATTTATCACGGGCATTGCAGATAGCGCACAGGTCTTGTCCCTGGAGAGTGAGAGGACTCCCACACTTTGCACAGTTAGGGGCACCCATCACTATGCGAGTACGGCTAGCGGTATCCTCTTTGAATCGGGGGACAAACTTGAATCGACCACGGGCACGATAGGTGAGTAAGTCACCATTAGTATCCTTAATCTCTTTTCCGCTGGCGTCTACCTGGAAGGCTTCTAGTTCCATCTTTTCCGTATCAAGCCAAATGACCTTCGGAACCTTAAGACCAGTGTCTAGGTCTAATACTTCACCGCGAATACCCTGTTGAGAATGAAGTATCATAGTGCTCCTAATTCATTGGCGGTTCCTCAAGAATCTCCCGGACCGTGACCACAGTGTCCTCTGGCGGACGGTTCTGCCAGAACTGAATGAGCTGCTCAACCTGGTTTGGCTCTAGGGACATACTTCCCATTTCACCAACATCCAGAATGAGACACCCACGGTGAACATGCATGCGAATGGTTACTTCCACATTTGCTCCTTTTAAGGTCTGTGTTAGACCGAGCCGGTAGGAAATACAAACGGTCCCTGGCTCTTACCCGACGTATTGAACGTCACTTTGCCCTTGATTTCGCCTCCGTTGACTGAAGAGCGAATGCGGAAGTACGTAAACGTCCACAGAATTACGTCTAGCCGGCTCGTGTAGAACTGGAGGTTAGCCAGATCATCTCTCACAAACAGACCTGGTGTACCTAGCGGGTTATTACCCGCGTCCCAGTCCCCACCGAATCTAACGTCGCAACCGACAGCACCCAAGATACCTTCATCGTAGGTTTGTGCGGCAGGAACGTTGTACGACTCAAAGTTTGTCGTTACGAAGTCTTCACCTACCATAGTGACTTCCCACGACGCAAACGTAAGAGCGGTGCCGGCAACCAGCACGCGGCTAGTTTTGGCTGCCCTCTGTTTCCCGGTCCCCAACAACTGCGTATAAATACCCTCCTTTTTAGGCGGTAATTCCATGCCATCGCTTTAGTGCGGCCTTGCGACGGTTTTCCCGATTAGCAAGGGCAACTGCGGACATCCTCGCCCGATGCTCAGCAGTTCTTTTCTTACCTTTGAGTGATGCTACACGCTTAGCTATGGTTTCCGGGGACTGCCGTTTGCCCCGAAGGGATGCAGAAATTTTAGCCCTAACTTCAGGCTCCGAACTACGGTTTGGATTGTCTGTCACCAAACGCTGTTTGAATGCTTCTATTCCCGCCTTTACTTGGGGAAGCTTTGCCCTTTCTTTTGCTGCCGTTCTGTATCGCTCCTTCTGCCGATCCGTCATCTTTGTACCCAGGCTACTCCCGGCTGTGGGTGATAAGTTGTACCCGTATTCCGGGTTTGCCGATTTAAGTTTGTCAATCCAGTACTGTTCCCGAACAACAGCTAGATCCGGGGAACATCGCTCCAGAACTTGGAACACGAATGCGCCAGGATACTTGTTCCATGCTCGTTGCAGATGCTCGTTCCAATGAACCCCGTTTTTTAGGTTTCGTAGATGCGCGGACTTTCTCCGTGAAAAGCATTGTGAGGCTGAACCCACGTACACCTTTCCGTTTACTTTGTTCTTCCAGCAGTAAACACCCGTGTTACACATCTTTCCGCATTCCACTTATGACTCCCAGAAATGAGCCGATCATATGACCCATCGCTGTTGGGATTACGTACTCTTCTCCGTACCTAAAGCAGACCTTGTAGGAGTAGTACCCCAGAACGAAAAGCAGCCCGGAGAAAATGGCGGCACCACATGCACCACCGTAACTACGTTTGTTTGCGGCAACCACGTACTGAACCGCTGCATAATCGATAGCCAGCGATAGAGCAAACGCCACAACATGAAGCACGGGCTACCTCCGGGGTCCTCTTCCACGCTCTCCTCACTTGGGTACATACAGCACCCAGATGTAAACCGCTACCAAGGCACCAATAGCTAGCCACCCCGCTAGCGACAAGGCGAAACATATATCTTTACCCATTAGGTTGTGGCTCCGAATATCGAGATTTCCAGGGTAGCCGTGTTCACTCCGTCCATGTTGTAAATCTTGAGCTTCTTGGCTGTGGCGCTGACTGTAACGAAACCCGACGCTGAGGGGTCAAAGTACATATGAGCGCCACCGCTCAAGATGGTGTAGCTGCCAAGCTGGGTAGTCGGTAGTCCGCTGGCATTGGCGTAACCAGTTCCACCCGCGCTGTTGGCAATGGCTGCTGACTGGGGAACTCCAGAGGCATTTGTGGTGACTGCGATAACACCACCGCTGCCGCCAGCCTGGTTGACCGTGACGGTAAATGTAGCGCTGGGCTGATAGCCGCTGCCCGCCGCTGCTATGGCTACAGTAGCTAGTGCTCCGGCTGAAGTCGTAATAGTGATGGTAAGACCGCTGCCAGGAGAGCCGAAGTCTAGCTGGTTGGGAACGTCGATAGTATTGGTGACTGTGACACTAGCCGCAGCCGGCGCCGTGATGGTGGAGTCATCGGTTGTGCTCAAAAGCCGGATCTGATACCCTTTTATACGAGCGATATTCACCGTGGTTTGCTGGAGAATATTCGTCATCTGGGTAAGATCAATGGTAACAGAGCCGCCCGGAGCTATGGTCTGTTGGAAACTGAAGAACTCATCTGCCCCGCCACTTGCCCCATTAGCGGCAGCAGTCCCCAGGTTGTAATTTTTCCTGATATCTCCTGGGTTAGAGACAGGAGAGTAAACGATACCAGTCAGGTTGTTACTAGCCTGCCATTTGACTTCGGTAGAGATAGTCCCTACCAGAGTACTAATACCCGCCATCGTTTACCCCTCCTTATGGCAAGTGTGGGGATTCTTCTGGACTTCATCCAGTGGGATGTTGTCATACTGAAGAGTCACACCGCCGTTATTGCTTTGCACGTCAAGGCTCACTGTTCCGTTTTCATGCACCGCCGTAACTGTGGCACTCCAGGTCTTGCACGGATACAAGAACTTGAGTTTCTTCCTCTCCTCAGAAGGATCGGGGAATCGCTTGATAGCGGCAATGACTTGAGGTATCCTTTCCCCTACCAAGATCTCTTTCTTGCCGTTTGGATGGGTATATTCCATTTCCCACGGGTACTCACCGTTCGCATTCGCCTCAAGAGCATGGCACTCATGCGGCACGTACAACACCCTATCCCCTACCTGAATCATAGTATGATCCTTTCTACATAGGAATGGATTTCCAAGACTTGCCAAGAAAGTCTGTTCTGCGGAATACTATATCCGTGTCCGTCAATGGGCACCAAACTTGTATATCACCTACCATCCCATCTCCTCTTAAAGAGTACTCACAGCCCCGTGTATCTGTACGTAGTAGTGTAGATCCCCGCGATAGAGCAACTCGCTCTGATCCGTCCTCTCCTGTCCCTCCGGTCCCCAGTCTGCTACGGCAGTCCATTTGTTAAGCAGCATTTGGATAACGTACTGAGGATTGCGCTGATCTCCTGCTAAGGCTATGGTTTCCCATAGAGTAGCCTGAGCACAGAGGAGTTCTATGTTTGTAAGGGCAGTTTCAAGGTCCGCCCTGTTCGTGGTCCACGTTTGAATTACGATTTCACCAGTATCGGTGTAAGCGTCTTCCGTGGTCCACTCACGATCAAATCCCTCATCCGTCATGATCACGCGGACAGCGGGCCACACCGTGGGAATGACATTGGTGTTGGGCTGGATAGGATTGTTCGCTGGGTCATATCTCGGTACTTCTCCGTCCCACACCACTAACGATAGGTTGGAGGTAAGGAAGTTGATCAGCCCGGATATGATAGGAGCTGGCACCTGTTTTTACGGAGTTGCCTCCGTCCTACCCGCTACTATGAATGAGTAAGCCGCCCTACCTATGATCACCGCCAGAGCCCCCCTCCACTTCCTGGCTGTGGGAGCCATGAACGGATGATTACCACTACGCTTGTACACTCCCTTTATTTCATGATACAACGGGTAGTTGAAACCGCCAGGGTATTTAGGGGTAGGGTCTGCTCGGGCGTTGGTGCCAATGACTGCGATATTGTCACCGATCATTACGCTAGTTACTGAAGTGCGTAGACGACCGCTGAGTTTCCTTGGAGGGGCGCCAGGACGGGCGGGAGTAGTGGCTACGTAGCGAATAATTGGTCCAAGTTTCTTGCCAGGTCTAGGGGCGCCACGGATAGCCCTCCTTGGAGCTGGAACGCTCAGAGCCTCTTTGATTCTGGAGACAAGGAAAGCCCTGCCCGCATTGAGCCCTTTACCGGCTCCACGGGCTATCTGCCCGGCGATCTTCTCGGCAAGCCTACGGGCTTTTTCCTGGTTAGTGGTTGCCATTGGCTTTCATCCTGGTTTCCAGGAGTTGGTCAATCTTCTGTTCGATACGTTCCAGCCTCTTCTCTGAAATCGTGTTCTGTGTCTCCAGGGATGCTAAACGCTCACCCTGTCTTGATACATGACTTTCCAGCGCTTGAACCTGGCTATGAATTATGGTCAGGAATGTTGTCCCGCCGGTGAAGATGATCAGAGCCATAGCGGATACGACAGCCCAAACCCATCTATCGAGTTGTTTGGCTGTTTGTTCTGTACTTCCCATGTCGCACCTCCGCGTTAACGTGGCGCTCTTGTATGTTCAGCTTGAAGATGCCATAGCACGCCCCTACCCACCGGCTGAGCCCTGCCCTTCACCTTGTATGTGGTCGTATTGCCGGTGCGATCCGTGACTACCGCAATGTCATTTGGCTCCAAACCAGGGTCTTGTATGAAGTAGATAGTAGTATCTACCACAGCATTCCTTTGCATCCAGAACAGTTTTACGTCCACACCGGTTTCCTGGACGGAGCAAGGTACACCGGCTAGTACTCCGCCAGGTTGAGTAGAACCAAGGATAAGACGGAACGGGTCCTGGGTAGTGCCTCTCGCTACGTCCTGTGCGATAGAGGGGCGATACCCAAGACACGTTGCATCCATCATCGTAGACTGAAGGCTCATTCGGTTATCAACCAATAAGGAATAGATTCTTTGACCTTCGGTTCCTTGACCATCTCCACCACAGTAGTAATTGTTTCCGTGGGGCGCAGTGCCGGACGTTCTAGTTTATGTCCTATTGCCTCTAACCGGTTGTAAAGGTCTGCCTCCGCCGTAGTTAGTTTCTTCGCTCATGTTGCTCCTTGAATCTCACGGCCAACCTATGGATATTTCCCGGTAGCCGGATAGAAGTTGTTTGATATGTCCCATTTCTTGAGGTTCATCCCCCTTACGGTCCAGCACACTGTAAGTGTAAGCGCCAAGGCTTTCGCTGGAGAGAGAAGAGCCAGAAGGATGGTTACGCACCATGTAGGCAACGAGCATGTTGCATGCTTCTTCAAGATCAGCGGGAATACGTCCTTGCTGGTAGCCGGCTGCATACTGAATCTGGATGTTGCCGTCACCTCTTGGCCACGTTGGCATTCGGAAGGCGCTGAGCTTTCCTGAGTAGAAGTTCTCTGGATAGAAGCCAATGAACCCCTGCCCTGCGCCACCAATGCGACGGATCAGACCGCGATGGCTTACGAACTGTCCGGGGAAGCTGGCTTCAGAACCCCCGGCATTGTCCAGGATAGGAGCAAACTGGCTGCCTATCGCCATCAAAGTCCCCGGCGCAAATCCCCCCTGGCTGAATCCGAAGTACCCGCCATTGTCAAAGAAGACGGACGGAGTGAATACTACAGGGGGGAATGTTTGGGACCCTATCGTAGAGCCGGCGATAACCCCGGTGCCACCCGTACAACCGGTGAATGAGGTTGGCGTGGTTCCGGTGTACTGGATGAGTTGGTAACTGGAGTTACCGAAGTTAGTTTGTCCGGGAATCGGAGCGGTTTGGATGGTAAAGCTAGGAGTAAATCCGGGTCCAGTGTTACCACCGGTCCCCGGATGAAATCCAAGCGTGCTCGTGACGTTGATAGTGCTCTGAGGAAGAGTCTGACCGATGCTAGGCGCCGTGACTTGCTGTAGACCGCACCAAACAGGAAATGCCCGGCAAGCTATGTCACGGGTAAGATCGCCGGATGTACCGGATTGAAATTCTACGTAGAATGTCAGTTCCAGTTCACGTTTGCAGTACTTCTTAATGGCACGGTCGGCAGCCCCTATTAGTTTGTTCAACCAGATAAGAGGAGCCGTCACCGGATTATTCAAGCCCGGTAAGTTAGTCACACTCTCGATATTTGTTAACACGATGAAAACTCCTTTCTCCATCTAGCAGCGGCAGCTTTCCTGCCGGTGGCATCGGAAGCGCTCCTCAACATCCACGGAGCTTCCTACGTAGACTTTGTAAGTCTGCGTACAGGTAATTAGGTAAACTCCGCTGGTCGTTAGCACGGCTGAATCCTCCCGTTAAGTCCCTTTCCTCTATGGTACTACACCGTAGGAACCTTCTGAAGCACGCTTCAGACCTTTTCTAGGGCCATAACGGGAATGGTTTCCTCCTGCTTGTGAAGGTCGGCGTCCAGCCACGTACAGTTAGCGTCCCAATAGCCGTCTGCCAGGCAAGGGCTCAGCCATAGCACAACTATGCTATTCTCACTCCCCTTGAACCGAACTATGTCGCCCGGCTCAAAGGGGGGAGGACCGCATTTTTCGATGATTATGTTAGTGGTCGGTGTTTTCACTTACTGTCCTTCCTTTCCTTCCAGAACTCCTGAGCCTGTTTGATCTCATCCTCAGAGAGCTTTACGGATTCGTACTCCGCCTTCGCCGCCTGGATAGCGACAAGTAGCTTGTCCTTCAGGCTGCTGATGTAGTGGTTAGCCTGGGACACGCTTTGCATGTAGTTGGAGCTGCTGGACGGGTCGATGGTAGGCAGTTTGGACTGCTTAACCTTCTCCGTCAGCGCGATGAACCGGTCATATGCCCGGCGCATACGGTTGTGCTTGGCTTCCAGCTTCTCCAGCCGTTGCAAGGGAGTGAGAGATGCTGAGTCTGCCCACATATCCCGTTGTTTCTGGTGCCGTAGGGCATCCATTGTGCTGTATTCCCACGGGATGGGAGGCAGGATCTTTTGCCGTACAACGTCAGGGCGCCCTGTTTCCTTGTTCACAGAGAGAATGATCTCCCGGTACTCCTCCGCATTGAGTGTGCTACCCTCCGGGTCCTTCCACAGAGCCATACCGGTTTCACTGACTCCTACCTTTTCCCATCCCCTGGACTCAAGGTAGCTGTCTACTTCCGTCATCCATGCCGCTGCTGCTGGTGGAACGATAGCGGGCGGGTTAGGGACGTTGGTTTTGCGCCCCGGTGGGTCCTTGATGTAGTGCCCTTCCTCTGGTATCTGGCGTCCGACCGGCAGTTTAGCCATCTCGACACCACCTTGGGGACCACGCTTGCCGATTTTTTCTGGTTCCGATGCCATGATCAACCTCCGATCTTTCTTATTTTGGGTTTCAAAACAATCAATGCCTCTGCCTGGGAGTGTACGTCGTAATTCCCCGCCAAGAGGTTATCCACAAACTCAACCACTTCGGGGTAGTCTGCGTCGTAATCGTGGAACGCGATTAGCGCATCGGGATGATGCTGAATAGTCCTGATGACTAAATCGAAGTCTTCCTGGATGCTCTTAGGGTCATGCGCACCGTCGATGAAAGCGAAGTCAAAGAAACCTGCCAGGTCGGGTAGAGCGGTCCGGCTTGGACCTACCCAGTACTTAACCTTATCCTCTACCTGGTATTTGGCTATGTTGTTACGGAACTCCCGGAGAGTGTTTCTTGGGTTATCGGTTCCTGTTCCGTCAAACGTGTCCACAGCTATTACCATACTGGCTTTTCGAGCCATCCACACGGTAGAGAGCCCGCACCAAGAGCCGATCTCCAGCACGGACTTACCGGCAGCCAGTTGCGCCAGCAGTCGTCCCTCAGCTTCGGTCAACCACCCCGAAATCATGGGCGGACCGTTCTCCATATCATACTTCTTGGTCAATCCCTCGTCCCGATTCCACTGAGCCCATGAAGGATTCTTGCTCGGGTATGGGTAACTACCTATGTGGTTTATGTCCACTGTTCGGGTAATGTAGACTTTACCACCCAGTTGCCCTAATAGACGGCTGAACAACCAGTCCTCCGGCATGACCTGGTTTTGAAATCGCCCCCTCATACCTTCCCGGTAGTCCGCCGCTGGGATAACATCTCCGTTTTTCATGACGAAAACCATCCTGGTTCGTACTTCAAAGAACATTTTGTGTCGCCAGGGTCGATCAAACCGGCAAACCCAGCAACCGGTGTTGGCTAACAGAAATTTATCGGGATAAAGAGTGTCTTTTGCACAAAAAGTCTCCGGCAATTCGTGTATTTCTGGCAAAGTGAACCGCCGAAACACTTCCCACTCATCGTTTGGGTCGTCAATAGCCGTACTGACTAGCCCCCGAGCGTCTTTTATGGGGCATGCTGCTGCTACAAGGTCGGCGTCTGGCGTGTTGTCCAATATCTCCAGGAGTTTATCCATGTAGAAGGACTCCGGGACGATATCGTCATGCACCATAGCGAACCTGGTGATTGGGGTTCCTTCCATTTGGAGGTTAAGTGCCGTTCTCCAGTGGTTATTAAACGCATCTGGGAGTAGAGAACTCCCGTAATTCGTAAATTTGCTCTGAAGGCCAGCATACGGACCATAAGGATTTACTGACTGACTCCAGAACTGCCTGTGAGAGTCCTTGTCCCCATTGCCGTAACTCGGTTGGCAAGCGTAGAGCACTCCATCAGTGCAGTGAATTTTCTCAGACATTCTCGCTCCTTGTTGTGAAAATGCAGTGCCAGGCTCTTTCCAGATAGTGAGCCTCTTCGGGATGAATGTGATGGTCCACAGTCGCAAGTAAACTCTGGTAGAAACTACGTGGATGACGGCAGATATTGGCTTTTGAGACGGCGAATATAGCCCCCCCGTAGTACACTACCTTGCTCAAATCCACCGGTCCCAAGAACTTGTTAAAGAACTCGACAAGGGACCATTCAGATATGCCAATTTCCCCGCTCTCTACTTTGGAAAACCATGTCGGGCTGCATTGCCAGGCGATACGCCCGTCCTCTTTTAACTCGCCATCTAGCCGGAAATGCTTGATACCTCTTATACCGGCTACTGAAGGAGGAAAAAGCGTAAGGAACTCCTCAGCCGTCGTATGAGGTTCCGGGTCGGCTTGAGTGAAAACGGTCCAATCAGCCAGGGTATCCCACCGTTCTGTAATGTGGTGTAGGTAAGTATGAGCCTCTCTACCCACATTTGGTAGGTTGTGGCACTTGGGAAAAGGAGTTCCCTTGTTGTAAACGGAAACCTTCATAGGATGGGCATGTGCCATGACGCCCACCCATGACAGATCTTCGTTGTACCGGGCTACTACCAGTTCCGTCATAGGATAACCTCACTGAAGAGTTCTGTCCAAATGGTGTATGCTTTGCCCAGCTTCTTGATGTACTCCTTATCGAGTACGTCCGCTACGAGTACATCGTAGTACTCCTGGAAGTGTATCCCCAGGTCCCTTACAAGGAGTAGAGGACTTTTTATAGGATCGTAAAACCTATCTACGATAGTCCAGAACTCCTCATTTGCCTCAATGCCTGGAGCCTCCTTGACTACATTCGCTCGTGGATCGCTGGCGCGGGAGTGCCTTACAAACGGAGTCCCGATAGAGATTTTCCATCCCATAAGATCGCACAGCCGTTCTGCAACCACCCCTGCCCATATGTCGTCAAACCGTTTGTATGGCTGATTCCGTCCCATCAGTGGATAGTACAAGAGCGGTATGGCTCGCCTGGTGAAGCACAGATTCATGCCACACAGAGGGGCATACTCGCCCTGCGCCAACAAGCGAACGCCGATATGAGGTAAGAAAAACTTTAGGCGTAAGTCGTTCTCATCCATCCCTAGTTGGGTTTTGCCGTCCAGGTCAGGGACTCCAGTCCAGAGCCCCATTGATATTTGAACGTCGTGCCGGACACCCAGGTTCTTGTACGGCAGCCCCCTAACCTTCAATCCGGGCACGGTACTGGACCATTTAGGAAATCGACGGATATTGTTTAGATGGAGATTGACTATATCTGGATGGGCTATATCTGGGTAGCAGTCATCGTCCAGGGTGAGAACGTAATCGGCTCCCATCCGGTAGGCGAGTAGGAATCCGAAGCAACGAATGGCACTATCCTGGCGCGAGATAATCCAGGATCGCTCTCCCAGGAGTCTGTCTATGCTATCCCAAGAGACATGGTAAGTTTTGACTCCGGTGTTCGACTCGTAATGGGATAGGTCGGTTGTTATTTGGGGGGAAATATGGGGGGCGTCCTCCACTACTATAAGTGAAGTCCATCCCCCCTTTCCTTCCCACTCTTTCAAGAACCTCTGCAAAGACTCCGGTCGGCATGTCGGAACCACACAAACACGGTTACTCAATCTATGCTCCTTTTACGTGCTTCCAAGCTTTGCGAGTTACTATGAGTCCTATTGTAGTACGGCTGACACCGAACATATCGGCAAGCTCTTGTTGGGTACACAACCTACTATCAGCCAAGGTTTTAGAATACCGTTCGATGAACGTATCCTACCTAAGTTGGATATTTGGTATCCTACACAGCCTAGAACATCCACCCAAACTTCGCTATTGATAGACATAGCTGTACCACCTTGTCGATGATACAGCTATGCTATAACATGCAAACCTACCTGTCAAGGTTGGTCTAATGTTGGTTATGTTACGAGAGCCTGATCGAGAACATTGGCTGTGTTGAACTGGTTAGCCGGTTTGTAAGCCGACTCACCACCGATAAGGACCACACCCAGGTTAACAGAAGCGGTATTCACCACCACCTGGAGAGAAACGTACCGTGTACCCGCCGGCAATTGGTCTGCCCGCACCTCCAACGTCTCGACTCGGTTGTTAGTGTTAGCCACCAACGGAATGGCAGCGGCCACATTCACGGCGCCTGCCATATTCAAGTTGGCAGAAGCCTGGAAGTACCCCTGAACGTTGGCGTTGGTGCCATACACACCGATATCAAACACGGCAAGCAATCGCCGGATCGCTCGCATATCGATACCGTTGGTAAGGTTTCCTGTGGATGCCCCCAGGTTGTACGTCGCGGCTGCCTGGTTGGCAGCGGGAAGCTGTCCCAGTACTGCCAGGGCTTGCGTTAACTGTTCCGTAAACATTGGAAAAACCTCCCTAAGAGAAAGTTAAGCCGTGGCAGTGCCACCAGCCGTTACTATGGTCATTGACCCAGAATTTATGCTTTTAGGACCACATAAGGAGAAACCAGAGAAGTACCGTCTGCCGCCGTTACCTTATTGGTTACTATTGGCTTACCATCCATACGCACCCATGCCCTGAGCACTGTTTGGTACGTCTGGAACAAGTTATGTTCACTAATGTCAATGAGGATCTGTTGACGATCCCCGATGATGTACAGAGTTGGGTCAAACAGAACCAAACACCCGGATACCTTAGCAGCATTGCTTGTACCGATAGCTGGCAGCTTATCTGTAACGAACAGCGGGCGGGTAGACAACATACCACACTGGCTACCGTGTCTCTCTCTACCGATTTCAATGTTGATGAAGTATGTCGTGATATTCTTTTGCAGAGTGTTGAGTACGGTTGGATGACACGCCCATATAGCATTCTTCCACGAGTAAGGTAGAAGGTCGGAAGTCATTGCTGATATGTCATCTATGACTATCGTGTTTCCGCTATTGTCCTTTGAGGTTACTTGAATGGCCGCTGGAGCATTGATCACCCCAAGGGGCATGGAGTTACTGGCACCTAACCCCTGAAGGAAAGCAAACTCCGTGTACCAGCTAGCCGCCTTGGCTATCAGATTGATGAGGTACTCTTCCCCGGCGTCCCCAATGTCCTGGAAAAGCTGGTTGCTAAGTTTCGAGTACCCAAGTAAGTCCCAGGCGTACAGGGGCACGTTCCTGAAGGTCGGTTCTGTCTCAGACGGCGCTTGTTCAGCACCCCATTGCATCAGCATTCCGCCGAAGTACGGCGCAGTTTTGGCTGCCTGAGCCGTTTCAATATCGATCTTGGGAGCCTGCGTAGTCTGAGACTGCATCGGGAGGATGGTAGCCAGCGGATACAGGAAGGACTCCTCTATAACCACCTCCATGAGCCGTAGAGTGTAGTCCATCGGCACCAGATAGCCGCCGGTGAGTCCCTGAGTCTCAGACAGAGCTGCTTTCTGTACCGATCCTAGGGAGAAGTCCTGTCCTGGACGTTCTTCAACCGCCTCCCATCGGGAGCCGTACACTTCCTCAAGACGTTTGTTCTCTTTATTCTTGACCGATACACAGTAGTCAGTGAAGGATTTATGGCGCACCGGCTTCGCGTCCGGGCTGTTCAGCCGGAAGGTGGAGGCAGCCTTGGCAATTCTCAGAGCCTTTTCAGTCCAGCTAGCCATTACTCACCTTCTTTCGATATTCCAGTTCGTCCATGATTTCCTCTGCGCTGCACTGTTCTAGTTCCCTGAAGGTCTTTAGAGCCAGAGCCCGGCGTAGCTGCTCTTCGGTAGCCTTGCCCAGAGCAGATTTGCGATTACTACGCTCTTCAAACTCATTACGCCGGTACACATTCGCCACAGACCACCTCTTTCAAGGCTTCCGTGACCTTATCGAAGCAACCTTTCCAATCACCGTAGGATGGTTGCCTGAATAACCTCATGGTCGGGTAAATCTCTGTTGTATCTCCCTCAAGTTTCCACCGACTCGCCGGAGCATACGGGAGTAGTGTCCATACCTGTTTGCCTAGCGCCCCCGCCAAGTGTGCTATCGCACTATCTACAGAAATCACCAGGTCCATACACTCTGTAGCCGCTGCGGCATCGGAGAAGCTGTTAGCGTTGAACTTTCCTCCGATGTTGACTAGAGGAATCTTTTCCTGATAACACTCATCTCCTGCCCTAACTTGGAGGCTATACAGTTCCACCCCCGGTATCTCTGTCAAAGGCTTGAAGAACCTCAAAGGTACGCTTTTAGTTCTGTGCAAGTTACCTTGACTCGCTCGCCAGCTAACCCCCACCCTGAACAGTCCCTTATTAGTATGCGGAGCCCACTTTGACACCACTTCTGGGTCGGCATACAAGTATGGGTGTTCTGTGACCATTCCTCTAGTCAGTAACCGACAGTCTTCCAAACTGGCGGATACGTCATACTTGATTGTCTCGTCTACGTAAACCGTTAGTTGATCAACTCCATTGAGTGTCTTAAACAGACATTCGGTGTCTGGAGTCGCACTAACCAAAATTTGGCAACCAAACTTCTCCTTAAAAGGTGCAATATGTCTCATGGACTGGATCACGTCCCCTAGCCCGTGTCCATCAAACATATGCACCAGAACGGTTTTCCCCACCAAGGAACCTTCACAGTCCCATATCCTGTTAGGATAGGGACGGGCGGGATGGTTCCTCATCAGTCTCATATCCCGTTCCCATGATTCGTCATCCTTGCCGAATATTGATTCAACGTGTGCCAGGAGAATATCCGAATACGTATAATCCGGCTTTAACTCAAGAGACTTTGTTAAGTGCTCATGAGCCTCCCGGTATAGTTTCAGATGTATGCAGGCTTGACCCAAATACATCCTCAACTCTGGGGTATCCAAACCCATCTTCAAGGCTTCTTGAAGGGGATTTACTGCCATCTGCCAGTTTTCTAGCCGAGTGCAGTAAATCCCTGCCTCAAGATATTGCTGAGACGTGTACATGGTTAGGACAACAGTTCTTCGATGTAGTAGACGGTAAGATTGCTTCCTCCTGCGTATACCCAAACATCGGACTGCCAGTCCAATGTAATGGCTCCAGACTCTCCAAAGTCTGTAGTGAGATGGGAACCCAGGTACATAGGGTATCCATTACTGTTAGTGACCCCCGAACTAGTACCTAACCAAGTGTTTCCCAAGTCGGCAGAGGCGATGGTTATTTTCCTACGGCTGGTGTTTGCAGATACTATTTTGGCAGCCGAACCGCCTGTTATGGAAACCTGCCCTACATTAATAGTTTGTGTAGGTTTCACGAAGAACTTGTCATGCATAGTTGACCCTCCCTAAAAGGACCATGTAGTCCCAGAAAATAACCTCAAAACCCATCTTTTTTGCAGTCGGTACAACTAGGAACTCTTTGCCCTGGTTCTTAGCATCGTCTATCAACACTAAACTACGTTCGTGCAGATTTTTAAGAGCCAGCTCAAAGGCTTTAAGATGGTTCTCCTGGTAATTGTCAGTGCCTACGTCCCATGCATCCAGATAAAGTAGGTCTACTACCTCCGTGAATTTGGGAATCCATTCCAAAGCATCTGCTGTGACCACTGTTACGTTTCCATACTTTTCGGTCCAGAGCTTGGTTAAGGCGCCAGCCCGTGGGTCGATATCTACTGTCCACACCCGTTTAGCATTCTTTGCCCATGCGATAGTGGACCAACCGTCACCCTCTAGGCTGTGACTGCGTATGCTCCCAATCTCTAGGACATACTTACCACCTCTAGCCCTGAATTCGTCCAGAGCCGTATCAATCCAGGGCTGGCGCCCGTACTCTAGTAGATGTCCTTTCTCGTTTATCAGAGCCGGCATCAAACCTCCTTAGTAGGCCGTGCTAGTCGCTGTGGTGGACAGCGAAATGAACGGGCTGACCTGGAAGCCGGTTTGGTCAGTGATGAAGTTGTTGAGCCACGGCTTGCCATCGCAACGAGCGATAACGCGCCAGGCGAGTTGGTTGTTACGGAACAAGAAGTGCGGCGAAACGTCAATCTGGAGGTCAAGCCGCATACCGATTATGTACCGGCTCCAATCCACCAAGAGAACGTCACCCGTCGTACCGAGCTGAACAGTCTTTTCTGTGAAGAATATTGGAAGACCGTTGAGGAAGGCATTAGGCAGCTTCATAGCCGCCGGTCCCTTCTCACCGTCTCCGTAAGGAGTCAACCAGGAGAGACGATTTCCAGCCGGAACGTTAGCGAGCTGAGTTTGGTTAGCCGCAGCCGCATCTTGCATCATGATGAGCTGAGGAAGAACGCTCTGGTGCATAATCCAGCAAGCGTCATCCCAGCTACGAATCTGCAAGTGAGACATCATCGCAGCCGCGTCCGACATAAGGAATCGGTTGGCAACCGCGCGTTTCTGGAGCAGCGTAGCCGGAGCGTTCAACACGCCCAGAGGCATTGTGCTGCCAGTTCCCGTACCTTGGAGATACGCGAACTCTTTGTACCAGGTAATGGCTTGACCGAAGAGCTGAGTGAGCAGAGCGTCCAGCCCGATGCCGTTATCGGCCAAGAGCTGGTTGCTGGAAACGGTGTAGAGCACCAAATCCCAGGCTACCCATTCGCTCTGTTTGAACTGGGGTTCGGTTTCGTTGATGGAAACCGCTTCTGGCTGCCACTGAGCCAGGATACCGCCGAAGTATGGCGTGGTTCCCGTCGCCTGTTTGGTCGTGATATCCAGCATTGGCCACTGGACCGACCTGGTATTCATCGGGATGACCTTTGCGCGCTGTTCGATGAACCCATCTTCAGCCGCAATGGTCATCAATTCGTTTTGGAACTGAGGAGGAATGACGTAGCCGCCGGTTTGCCCAGATCCTTCCGCCAGTGCTGTCTTGCGAACTTCACCGTGCGGGGTCTTCTGGACGTGAGGAACGTTAGCCGGGTAGAACCCGTACTCGCGCTCAAACTGCTCAAGACCGTAATTCTCCTCATACAGACCTTGATTCTTGGCGACTTGCCAGGCATTGTTCTCCGTGCCCTTGGTCGCCATAGCTGCCATCTTGACAAGCTGAGGTCCAATACCAGAGACTCGGTACTTGCCGTTCTTTTTCTTACCGAACATCTCCAGGGATTCAGGACCGCCATACACGTCAGACAGCGCCTTGAGCTGGTGAGCTGGCCATTCCTTGTCGGTGCGCTGACGCCAGGATTCGTTAATGTCTCCCACCACGCCAGCGGGAGAACCCCGTGATGGCTTGTTGCCCTTTTCGAGCAGTGCCATCATTTGGTCCATCTTCTGGACCATTTCGAGTTGAGTCATCTCAGCCATTTTTGGCCTCCCTCTAAAGAAAATACCCGCTAGGCTGTTTGAGCCTGAGCGGGTTCTCTCGTGAGGTCAGCACAAGCTGATGACGTTGAACCTCCCGCGTGACGGGAAACTAAGCTTGAATGAGTTCCTACTTCTCCTGGTTGTACAGCTTCACAGAACATCCCTCTTCTTTATGTTCTCTTTCGGAGAACGTTCTGGCAACCCCACCTTGCCGTAAAACTATCTCGATAGTCAACCTCCCTGTGATCCTATCCCTTTTGGCTTGTGCTAAGAGTCGGCGCACTATAGTGATAACGTCTGACTCTTCCACAAGCTGACTATCACGTTCTGCGACTGTCATAACAGGAGTCACTCCGTAGGGACTTACTTGAGGTCGTTACCTGTGATCAGTTTGAACTTCCGTTGCAGAGCCTTGAACTTCTGCTCAACCAACGATCCCACTGGCTCACTACCTGTCTTGCCGTTTGTCTGACCATTCGACTTAGCTTGACCGTTTGGAACATCGGCTGGTCTGTTGGTTGCCTGAGCAAGGGTCAGCTCGATATCCTTACCCATCCCACCAAGTTCCTTGGCATGGTATTCGAGCCCGGACTTGTGGACTTCCGGGATATCGTCCGACTTGGACAGATGGTACAAGTGTTTGGCAGCCTTGGTAACGGTGTTCTGATACTTGGCTGCTTTCTTGCCCCAGTCCACGTTACCGCTGCCCACGATGTACTCACCGTGAGGGCTGTTAGCCCCGGTATTGGCTTGATCTTCTGTTCCTTCAGAAGTCGTCTCGGAATCATAAGTATCACCAGACGTGCCGCTATCGTGTTGGCTATGTCCCCTATCAGTCAACTTGCTACCGGAGAAGCTGTCTCCACCAAGTCCAGAATTCGCTTGGCGGGCACCACGATTACTCATCGGGGTACGTTCCTTCTTCTCCGCGACGTAGTACAGGTTTCCATCACCAGCCCGGCGTACCGTACCGATCTTGCGAACCATCATCTTTCCACTCTTGGGATGACGGTAGCGCTCAAGGATCTCTTCCGTGTCCGGGTCGCTGGAATCCTGTTTCATCCCGGTTCGGCTTGGATCTGGCTCAAACGGCTCATCGACAGAGGCTTTTCCGCTGTTATCCACGGGAGACTCTCCTGTGTATTGGGTAGGTTGCTGGCTAGGACGGCGCACCCCTGTGGAGCCTCCGCCTGGATTGTACGGTTCATCGACAGAGGCTTTACCACCAGCCATAGAAGGTTGCTGGCTTGGAGCCCGGCTAGCGCGTGGGTCAGGGGCGAATGGTTCATCTACGGATGCTTTGGGAGGCATACCGCCGGCAGCCGCTTCAGCCGCCTCTTCCCCAGGAGTTTCAAGACCTTCAAATGGAGCGCCTTCCCCACCCATTGGAGGAGTACCCTCACCTTCCATAGGGGCAGCACTCTGAGCCGGCAATTCACCTTCCGGTGGGACCTGTCCCTGATTGACTAACTGTGCCTCTCCCTCACCCGCCGGTCCGGCGCCGTCAGTCTCCAGCGCCTTGACCAGCTTCTCCATGTCATGATCGGCGTGATATTTGGAGAGAATGGAGGAGTAATGTTCCATTCTCTTCAGAGGACCGCCTGGGAAATTGTCCTGGTAGTCCAGAAGGTCCGTGCGAACTCCGTCGTTGTCCATCTTCTGGAGTTCGCCCTCAAGGTACTGGGCTTCTGCCTTGGCGTGACTGTAGAGCGCGGCAAGTACTTGAGCGGAAGGTTTGGGGTTAAATGGCATATCCACAGATGCCTTTACCTGTGGCTTGCCGGAACCCTGGACAACCGGCTCCTCTTGCGCGTCAACGTCACCGATTGTGCCCTCATCTACTGCTTTTCGACCTTTGGTCGTGTTCATCTTTTGATTCCTCTTCTTATTAGCCTGCGCCGGGATATCTCCTAGCGCGTCTTTGGCATCAGTAACGTCAACGCGAACTGTGTCATCACCTTTCTTGATCATTCCCTTACCGCCGCACGCGATGCAGTTTCCATCACCGCCGCACCTACGGCAATCGGCGTCCGGTCCGTGCCCGTTGTTTTCAGTTCCTAATCCGTCACACTCTGGACAGTTACCAGTAGCTTGGCATGCCGCACAGGCTGCCCATCCGGGAGCCTCTACGTCTGGCGTCCCTACCTGTGGCTTCTTTACCTTATCGGCTGTTTCTATCGCGCCCGGTCCCTGTCCCTCTGTTCCAGCCCCGGTTCCGCCCTTACCAGGTTCGCCCGTTTTCGGATCTCGGGCACGATCATTGACTTGCTGTTTCTCTACCAGTGCTTTGCATGTCTCGCGGAGCCCGCCCCAGGATTTTTTCGCTCGGGAACAGGCTGCCCCGAACATCCTACGCTGGTCGTCCGTTATAGGTTTCCCATGAACGGTCCCATCATGTAGTATCTGACAAGCTTTGTCCGGGTCAATGTCACTTGATGGTTGGTCTTTTGTTTCCGGTCCAGTGAGCTGGCTTGGACCTTCAGCCGGACTTTCGATATCCGCCTGAGTACCGTAGCCTATGTTTTTCTGCAACCGCTCCACTGCCTTTTTGCTACAGCCACAGGCTTTACCATTCTGGCAGTCATTGCAGCAGCTTTTATTGATAGATTTGTGCATTGGTACTAGCTCTCCTCTGCTGTTCTGCCGCCGTAATGGGTTATAGTTAGATCCCTCTAACTGTAGACGGGTAATAAGATCCCTTTGCTCCTGAACCTTGCCTAATGCCTGGTTAAGAGCTTGATCAGCGGGCATCCCATCATGCTCGTGCAGAGTTTTGGCGAACTCCGCCAGTTCATAGACATGAGCGCCAGAATAGCCAGCCGTCTTAGTCACAGCCCCTTCAATGTGACTCGCTAACACCGAAGGAAGCCATTTCTCAAGCATGGCTTTTCTGGCGCTTGGGGATGGTAGGTCGAAATTAAGAACATCATGGAACCTACCCGGACGGTCTATCAACGCATCCGGTAACTGTTCCGGGAAGTTTGTGGTAAGGATGGTAAGAACACCCTTAGACCTACCAATCCCATCCATTTCCGTCTTCAGAAGGTCAACCGTAGTCGGTCCAAGCCAGTTATCTACGTCCTCCATGAAGATAACGCTCGGGGCTAACTCCTTTGCCATGTCAAAGGCGATACTAATGCCGCCAACAGACCCGGAGGAATGAAAGTCTCTGGAGCTGACCCAGATGAATGTACCTTTGGCTTGGTTTCGGATGATACGACCTGACAGCGTTTTGCCAGTGCCCGGCGGACCTGTAAGTATGACGCCTCTATTTGCGAAGTTGAGTTGCTTCGTATTGAAGAGGTCGATTGTCCTTTGTACGGCTTTCTTGTTCGTCTCTTCAAGAATTACGTCCTCCCAGTTTTCGGGCGTTCTGGTGAGAAATTCCCCACTCAGCGCGAAAGCCTCTCCCTTAAGGAAGTTATTCGCTTTAGCCCACTCCCACGCATCAGCCAGGATTCTAGCGTTCAGAGGAGCACAGCAGTTTTTGGTAAGGACTGTTACCCGGAGTCCATTCCAGGTTGGGGAGAACTTGATAACGAACTTCTCTCCGGCGCCCCGTGTAGCATTGTGAGCACCTTGTCCCTTTTGAGAGTCCTTGTAGGCTTTGCCAATATGGATTCTGCGGGGAATCGCCGCCTTGATTGGTGGGACACCTTCGTAGAACGCCATACCCTGGACAAGGAATGCGTCAGAGAGTTTGGAGTTGAGCTGGATTGCCTCATGAACGGGGGGAGACTCTACTCCTTTATCGAATCCGCCCCCTTCAAAATTCCTTACCTCTATGAGTTGGTAGTTACGTAGGACGTGCTTGAGTCCAGTAAGGAACGAGCCCATGCGCGGAGAGGGGACGGTAGTGCTGTTCTTAAACAAATCCTTGATCTGGCATTCCAGATATTTGGCAGTTATGCGGTCGGTCATCTCTGCACCTACGGGCTGCTCAGCCTCCATAGGTACATCAAAAACCGAACCGAAAGATTTGTTCCAGCGCTCCATGTTTAACTCCCCGCCATAGGTCCAAGAAGAGATTTGCGCTGTTGATGCCGTCTAAGAATATCTATCCGATCTGAGGTCTTGTACCTCTTGAGCCGGTTAGGAATTGCATATTGAGCCGCCGGATCTCCTGGGAGAATGACCTGTCCAAGAGTCGTACCGGCAGCACCCTGCTTTACCTCTCCGCCCTTGGCTGGCGCCTGTTCGATAGACTCCTCACTGACCCATACCTTGCGATCACCGAAGTCAACCAGGTATTGAGTGCTGGAAGAGGCGATACCTTCACCAGATCCGGGAGCCGGTGTAGTAGTAACGTCACTGCCAGCCATTCCAGGCTTCTGGGTAAGAGGAACTTGCCGGGCACCGGGCGCCTGAGAGGAAGGACCGTAATCGGGCTGTTGCCACTGGGCTCCCTCAGCCGGTGGAGGAGTTAACTCGCCACGAGCCCCCTCAACATCCTCCGGGTCATGGAGAGACTCGGTTCCGTACCAGGTATCAACCACCGTTCCTACCCTATCGAGCGGGATATCACTGGTAGCCGAGTGAGTAGCAACTACCTTGTCTCCGGTCATGAAGGTAGGCGTTGCCCCGGCTTTATCCAGAGCGTAGGCGGTATCTACCCGGTGTGTAGAAGAGTTAGACGGTTTGTTTCCCCCTTGCGGATTCTGTAAGCCCGGCTCGTAGACTATCGGAGCGTTGGACTGGCTTCCCCTATCCGCTTTCAACCGTGGTCGGGTTTCTTTGCGAACGGTCTTTTGGCAAGGCTGACATGGAGGAGAAGGACACCACCCGTTCCAGCACCCCTTGGCTTGAGCGGCATACGACCCAAGAGCTTTACGGCATTTGGGCGTTATGTACATCCACTCCTTGTCCAGGCTGTCCCGGATTGCGCCGGCGTTGGAGCCTACCCCGACAATAGACGTTTCCGTATGGTCCCACTCTTTGAACAGCCAGCCTAGAGGCATCATAGACTGACTGTGTGTCCGGGCTTTTTCGTAGCCGTACTCATTATCCCGGCGAGCGGCGTCTATCGGTACAAAAGCGATTGAGGTAGCGTTGAGGTATCCCCGCATGACCTTGCCATAGATGTACATGGCATCTTCATCATGCTGGTCAAAGAAGCAAACCGACTTGATGAGTTTCTCTTCGGGAAAGACGTAAAGTTTACCGTCCGGTCCTATGCTCTTGCCGATGCTGATTTCCCACTGCTGGTGTCCGAAGAACCAAACAGGATTACGCGCGTAGTTCTGCCCATGCCACCCCATAGGTACAACTATGTCACCGTCCCGGTCCTCTTCCAAGGTAGTGATTACAAATGGTATGGCATACTGCTCTTCGTTGGCGTGAGATACATCGGCTGAGCCGCTGCGCCCTATACCCAGGACCGGTACAGGACCATCCTTGTAGATGTAGGCAAAACCTTCCATGAGCGCTGCCCCGTCGCCCGGAGTGAGCGTCCCTGTTCGCAGGGCTTTCTCCACCCGTGAGCGGCGTTGAGCAATATCACGGAAGACTTCAGCAATAGCCACGTCTGTACCTCTAGACTGTTCTAATATAGTTCAGCCTAGTGTACGGACAAGAGGGCTACAAGATCAGATGTTCTTTGAAACGGGTTACAGACAAGTCTAGGTAGGTTTGATTTACTTCAATACCGGTGAAGAATTTGTGATATCTACGGCAAGCTACCCCTGTGGTAGAACTTCCGGCGAATGGGTCTAGTACGGAGTTTCCTGGCAATTTTCCTACTATCCATTCCATAAGACATAAAGGTTTCTGGTTAGGGTGTCCGGTCTTCTCTCCGCGTTTGCCTGTAGCTGTGTTCGATAGTACAAAGTATTGCAGACCTTCTATTCCATGTGAACACGCTACAGACTTAGGCCAATGCCCGGACGCTTTTTGTCGGTCCGTCCCTGTCGCTCTTGTGGATATACTAGATCCTTTACGGAGTTGCCACGATTCCCAAGGTTTCCCCTCTCTCTGTAGATTCAACAAGACTTTACCTTTTGTGGCAAATATGATTGGGGTCATGGCTGGAGCCAACCGGTCAAATCCTTCTTTGGGGAATGCACTCGTAATCATTCCATCTTTGTATATCCACGCCCACATTTGGCGTACTCTCCAACCTCCCGCTTCTATGGCTGTGGCAATACGGTGATAGGTTGGAGAACCTGCAAAGCATACTAGACAAGAGTCAGGGCGAGAGATACGGTAGCACTCTTTCCAAACTTCGATGTTGTAACTTATGGAATCTTTGGTTTCGTAGGCTTCGTTGGTCTGTCCATACGGAGGGTCTGTGACTACAGCGTCCACACAATCTGGCGCTAGCCTGGATAAGACGGATAGGCAATCACCCTGGTAGAGAATAACTCCAGGGCGGCTATAGTAGACCTTAGACATTAGTCCTGCTTTTTCATAACGAAAACGCGCGGAGATGAGCCGCTGGGTGAGTTGGCTTTACAGGTAGGGCATTCGGTGTAATACAGATCGTTCCAAACTCCTGGCTGCTTACCGACTGCGAAGTCCTGTGTAGGCGGCATGGCTTGCCACTTTTCTACCTCTACTTTCGTCCCGCATAGTTGGCAAACACCTACCATGATCTCATTGAACTTACGCGGGTCGGGCGGTTTGGGTCGCTTCTGGAGCATTAGTTAGGAGCCTCCATTATTTGCATCCATTTGGACATGGATTTTTCCATTTTTATCCTAGGTCTACCCTTCATGGTATCATCTATGCACCTATGATGGAGCAGCATGTTGATCCAACAATCTTCATGCATGTGGAACGAATGCAGTTCGTTGGGAGGCACCGGTTTATTGCAATGAGGACAGACGTTATCCATTGATAGGAGCCTCCTCCGTAGGCGGTTCCTTACTAGCTAGTTGGCATACATTACAGCACCACCACTCTCGGTACAGATAATGAGGATGACCGCTTCTCCATGTATGGCATTTGAATCCTACTCTCTCGGCTTCTTTGCGGGCTGCTGGGATAGATCCTAGACGTGTAGCTACCTGCGCGCCGCACCAGTCACAAGAAACGTAGAACTCCTGAACGGCTCTGATTGTTGTTTCAATCATCTTGTACCCTGTTCTCTGTTCTGTACCGGACTTCCCGAACGTACAGATCGGTTCTCATCTTGTTCTTTTTGGCTTTGCTCTCCGCCTCTTCGGAGTTGTCGGCTTCTACCATGCCCAGTAACCGCCCCTCTCCGTCGAACACCTGGTATTTAGCCATTGCCAGGCGCTTGAGATGAACGATCTCCTCTTTAGGTATTTTGTGGCCACCTACCATCCCAGCATACATTACCGATCCGTCCGGCATTAAGCAGCATGACTTAAATGGTAGATGATCAACCTCTCCTATGATCCCCTCATCATTTGGTATCTTCCACAAGAATGCCTGCCCATGAGCCTGATAATCGTCATTAACGAGCGTCCATAACTCCAGCCAGGACTGATCTGGGTTTGGCATCGCACAAGGGAATGCCGAGACAAGATCCTCACAATCCTTATTCCACCAAGGCACGTTGGGCATCGTCATCTCGAATTCCCTCCAAAAGCTCTTATCTACCCACGGTCCAGATACCTTAAAGGTTACGGTCCAACCGTCCAGGGTGATGTTTGGGTTAAACCGTATATCACTAATTTCACTGGCAACAGGCGATCCCATGAACAATGTCATTAGAGTACCTCTAACAGGTCGCAAAAACAATGAGGATGAAGAGGAGGAGCCTGTACCACGGCATACGGTCCCCCGCTCGGGTCAACATAGAAAGGTGTGTCAAGATC